TCACACCATCTTGAGCATATTGAATCCTATCTTTAACTTTTGGATAATATGTTCCTAATTCTTTATTACCAAAAATTATCTTTAAATCATCTGACTGACTTGTACCCTCATAAACCGATCCAGAAACATTACTTATGACCGCCTTCATAGAAACATTTGTATCAGATCCACTTACAGTTCCAGCATCAGTATCATAAGTCTGTGATGCTGCCGATTTAATATAGGTCACATTAATACCAAAACTATTTAATAACTGTTCTGGTAAAGCTTTAAAAGTACTATCAATTAATGACATATTATCCTCTCACCACTCTCATCTGAAAACTACCAGCACCACCGATCATGTACGACCCAAGATAACTTTGTAGCCACGGATAAACATCCATAATATTATTTACAGAACCAGAACCCTGACTATTCGTATTATATTTAACCTGTAGATCACCTAATTTAGCTTCAGCAATATTTCCATTTGTTCCTACATTTCCTGTCATCGCATCAGGATCATTTGC